TCTCTAGGGGGCTATAGAGGTACCCTTCGGTAAAGACATACCTAAGTTTCCATGGTAGTAATTAATTAATTGGCTATTCCTGTGCAAACGTTGGCTTAAAAGTAGGGAGGTTTAATTTTTGTCGGATGATTATACTAGATATCTATGCGAGTTATACTTTAATGACTTTCCAAATCATAATGACATAAAAAAAGTAGTCATTAATGTATTGGGCGACAGCATGCCCATGTACAACGAAATAGATATAATGGAATTGAGCGGGGAGAAGATTGGTTTTAAGTTGTATATAAGACTACCCCAAACTTCTTCCACTCTATTACGAGAAAAATTGAACAGTATTAACGTGATATTTGATGATATTTTTCATCGAGATTTACGGCACTACCATCTGGAAATTGATCACAACGGAAAAGAGCATGTGGGAATCGCCATTGAATTAGAAGATGATTCGTGGGATCTTTACTATGAGGAAGGCTCATTAGAAGAGAAACTACGGCAATCAGATGAATACCCTGTTGTAGATGGCTACGGATTCCTGCTTGGAAAAATTGAAGCATCCGAAATTAAGCAAGCCCCTGAGATTTTCAAAAAGATTGTAGTTTCAATATCTGGGTAAAAATTGCAAGAACCCGTCCTTAAATACAGGGGCGGGTTTTGTTATGTGGTCAGTACAAAATCAACGAATACTGGAGAACGAAGCATGCCGCTCTTTGTCCAGTTCCGCATTTTGACGCGTGCTTTTATTTGAGGCTGGATGTAAACATAATCGCGATCCTCGCCAGTAATCAACTGTTTCGCAACGCCGTAAAACGCCTTCTTATGAGTAGGTGGCACACCAAGCTCAATGACACCTGCAGGCCGACCATTATAGTGTGCGAGCCAGCCAAAATCCCCTTTGCTGTAACCAGCGATCTGAACATCCACATACGTATAGTTGATGATCTTGACGAAATCGTCAGTCCGCTTATCTGCATGGTATCGCCCGTCTTTTCGTTTTGCGACTATGCCCTCCATATCTCTGGCAACAATAGCGTCCCATAAGTCCTCGCCTCGACCGTCAATGTACGCAATTTTGCTCATCGTTGGAGTATTCCGATATTGCCTGATCAAGGACGGCTTTTCGCTCCATTAGGGTAAGCCCTCTTAGGTCGGCCCCATCAAAATGTAGGATATCAAATACAACGTAGGAAATCGGCAGCCGTGATCGTTTCGACTGGAATCGCTGCATAGTCAGCTCAAAGTCCGGGATTCCTGTGTCTGGGTCCATTACGACAAGCTCGCCGTCCAATATGATGTCAGGACCATTTGTTATGAGTTCAGGGTACTTCGCCGTGACATCATTGTTGTGTCTTGTATAGAGTCGCGTCTCGCCGTTTCTTCGGGATAGAATCAGGCGATGGCCATCTATTTTAGGCTCGAAGACGTAGCGTCCATCAGAGAAGGGCTTATCGACTTGTTCGAGTAACATCGGAGAAATAAACATTGTTGTCACCTCAATACTAAAAAATCCCCGACGAACATGTCGAGGAGAAAATGTAAGGTTATTGGTCGTTGTATATATTTTAGTATATACGATCTGATATACTCAACAATCAGATATTTACAATTACTTCGTCACGCTAATAAGGTCCTCAACGTTAAAAAGCGGTCCATGATAATTAAAGTATATTTACGCTGGGGAATTAATTATTAGTTATTCACGTCTTAGCATTTCTCAAGTTGCTGTACAAGTTTGCTAAAACGAGTATGCATTCTAGTAACAGATTCATCTTTGTGCCCATAACGACCCATTGTAGTGTAATAATCTAATCCGCCGTTAACTAAAGAAAGAAGAAATTCTTGTCTTGGAAGTTCCATTTCCACTTGAACTTTATTCCTCTTTGTTACGGTAAATAACACCTTATCAATACCTTTGCTCTCTAGTGAAATGTTAGCTTGGAAGTGAACTGTTTCTTCTGTTGCCTTCTCATTATTAAATAGGAAGTTCTCAATTAAAGTACAGAAAGATATCCACAGGTTTAAGTCATAATATGTATAATTAAAGATAACTGTATCCCTATTTTTTATTACTATTGCTTCTCGAAAAAATTTAGTATACGTTTCGAAATAGTGCTTAACTTCGTTCTCATTACGAATATCTACAAATGAATGATCAACCTTTTCCAGAATAATATCTTTGTTCACATGGTCAATATTGAGCTCTAAACCTATGGCTCTATTCGGCTTTAATAAATATGTATGAACACTAAACATCTTATGTTCCCCCAGAATGAAAATTTTCGAAAAAGTAGTCCCAGTTAAATAACTGGGACTACTTTTATTACCCAAATTTATTCTACTTCATTCCAACCATTTGGATATAGTGTAATAACTTTATTACCACTCACTATTAGCTTATATTCTTTATCCTTATGATATCCAACATAAGCTATTCTGTCGTCATTATTATAATTTTTCAGCATCTCTTCTTTATTATCAACTTTACTAGTACTATAATTAACAATTTTATGAACAATCGTTTCTATTTCTTTTATTTCTGTATCTGGATCAAACATTGATAAAGTATCATCACTGTTATGACCGCCATCATTTGTCCAATATTTTGGATGGTGCCTTGCAAGAATATGTGTCAGTCCATATGTATCAGGATCTCCAAATTCTAAGTAAATATATTTACCACTTGCAAGACGAGTTGAATCTAAATCTGTATCCTCTTTTACATCGTCCCACCTATCATAATCTCTAGGACTGAGATCATCCTCATATACTTTCTCAACTGCTTTTTTCACAAAAGACTCGCTTACACTCTCAAACTTTTCTTCATACTTTTTATATTTCCAATACATAATTGATCCTCTTATTAAAATCCTGACAATAACACCAACTGCTCTTAATTCTGGTTGCTCCGCTTCTTCTTCAGATAGAGCTTCTTCCTCTGTTGCAGCTTCTTCTGTTGCAGCTTCTTCCTCTGTTGCAGCTTCTTCCTCTGTTGCAGCTTCTTCTTCTGTTGCAGCTTCTTCTTCTGTTAGCTCGACTTGTTGACTCTTCTTTGCTAACTTAGAAACTTCGCCTCGCTCTTCTGCATAAGCTGCTGCAGTTGGCGTAAGAATTGCTACAGTGGTTAAGGATAAAGCTAATACTATGCTATTTATCTTTTTAATAAAACTCACAATTTCACCTCTAGTATAATTAAGATAGATTTAGGTGAACACCAATCGCATGCATGCTTTAGAATTATATAAAACAAAACCAATACTGGCAATATATAGATATAATTTTTTTTTTATATCCTACTACCATTTGACAATCTGGCTTGAGTTTCCTCCTTCCTAAGCTTCTTGAAACGTGTTGTTTAAACTCAATTTGCTTTTAAAAAAACCCTCCCCCGTTTAACCGGAAGGAGGGCTGTCGCTTTTAGAATGCAGCTAGTAGTAACTCAAAAGCCTGCTGGATCGCCTTGGCTGGATCGCCTTGGCTTGCTCATCTGTCAGTAATCCGTACCCTGCTCCTACAATTGCAAGGGCTCCTCCAACGATCATCAAAACTCCCTGTTTCTTTTTGTTTGTTTTATCCATGAAACTCATCCTTTCAGTTTTACGGTCCTGGTTTCTTGGATCCACTCCACCTGCATGGCAAGTGCTGCAGCAATCTCTCGAGCCGGTGCATAGGACGTTCCAGCTCCGATAGTGACGGTCAGCTGCTTGCCGTTAACAGTCACGGCCTTGTTGTCAGGGCACCAGCCTGGCGTGACACCTGCAGCCTCTGAAACTGCTCGTACTGGCAGGGTTGATACGCCATTGTTGAGGTATCCTTGCACTGGCAGCGCTTTGCCATTGACCTCAATGGAAACTTTATCCACAGGTTTATCAACAGGTTTTTTATCTGGTTGTGGATTTTCTGCGGGTGACTTGTAAGGAACGCCAATAAAGTCGCAGAAATTTTTCACAATCGACTCAGACCATATCTTCCAGTCCCTCTGAATTTGCTCTACATCATCCTGCTTCGAGTCAATGAAGCCATATTCGACAATGACTGTCTCTACATTCCCGGTTTGGCGATGCATGAAGTAATAGTCGTAATTCGGTTTGCCCTGTCTAGAAAAAACACGTCTGACATTTTGTCCAGACGTGCTAAGAGCTTCTGCTATTTTATTTGCAAGTTTACCATCAGAATGGATAGAGTAGATCGTCTCAGCTCCATCACCTCCGCCCGCATTAATGTGATTGGAGATACAAAACTTGGCTCCGCTTTCTCGAACCAGTTTTGTTCGTCGTTCTGGCGTCAGTGCGATATCGGATGCGCGTGTAAGAATCACTGGTACACCTAACGACTGAAACCTTGCGTATTGATACAAGCTAATTTGTAAGTTGAGGTCTTTTTCTTTGAGTCCATTTGCACCGACTACTCCGGGGTCACTTCCACCGTGTCCTGGATCAATAATGAGTATGGGGAGTGGCATGATTTGTCCTCCTTGTAAATCGTACTGATAAAGCTTGTACTTCTCGATCCGCTTGATTAGCTCTTGAGCATAATTAGGATCGGTTGCATATTCTGCGTCTTGTACGGCGTGGCAAGCAGCTATGTAGCTTGCACCCACCACCTTTGCGTATTTGGGTTCTAACAGTTTGGCTGTATGATCCTCTATGCTTTCCTGCCAAGTGTTGTACTTCCGGAAATCTGATGATTTTTCGATTCTCTTGCTGTCTACATATTCTGGTGAGACCTTTTGATAGATGCCTGCGGGTCCTGTTCCTTTGATTCCAAACAGGTTGTTTGCTTTTGTTGCCAACTCGGATGTTCCCCATCCTGATTCCAGGATGGCCTGTGCTATTGTCAAAGAAGCCGGCACACCGCTGCGCTTCATTTCCTCTTGTGCGAGCGATTTTTTCAATAAAGGATTGTTGGCTCATTGTTGTTTACCACCTAGATACTTGTCCTTGTCTTGTCTACGCTTCATTGCTCTTGCAAGCTTGTGTTCTACCTCATCTGACACAGCGTTCATGGCCCACCCGGGTACCCATTTATCCCACCCTGCGCGTATAACGTTGGCAGTCATGCTCTTCCAGATATGCAGACCAAATGCAGCGAGTAGAAACCCAAATGCGGTTCCTGGCATACCTGCTACATTATCTACAAGGTTTCCGATTGCTGGCATAAGGAGAATGAACGTAGTTCGAAATGCACCGTTTATGCCATACTCAGAGGCGTAAGAACCGTCTATTTTCGATGCTCGGAATCCAGCGATCCAATCCATGGTAATGAGTAATCCAAAAAGGGTCATCGCAAGGTATCTAGCCGGGCCCTCGCCATAAAGGAAATGAAAAGCTGATAGTAAAAAAGCGCCGATTACGCCCGATAAAAACCATTCTTTCAAGTTAACCGCCTTCTCTCAAAAAAAATTAGGGAGCCGCATTAGCAGCTCCCATGAAAAAACGCCTCTTCGCTTTTGGAGAAGGGCGTTTAAACTGTAGGCTTTTCGATTTGCTGAACAAGATACTCTGCAACAGGAACCTTGTATTCCTCTGGGAGTGACTTAATTTCACGGCGTTTTGTTTCAATCAGAAAGGCATACACCTTAACCATGTAATCCTTTACCATTATGCTTGTCCTCCTTTTAGGGCTTCGACTTCTTGTTTAAGCAGCATAATTTCCTCTCCCTGATAAGCAATTGCATCGTGTGCATCTGTTAGTGCTGCTTTTTGTTGTTCAACAACGGTCTTAAGTTCATCATCAGTGGTTCGCTCGACAGGTATATCGACGTATTCGTACCAAAACTTTTTGGTAGTCGGATTGAAATACAACTGTGCTGACTTACCGTGCTGAGAACTTGCAGCAGGTATTTCTTCAACGAGCTCCCCCGTTTTAAGCGATTCTTCTTCACTTTTTTGTAATCCATTGATCGGATCAAAAGGGTTTGAATGGATAAACACCACTTTTGCACGCACACTAGATTCAGCGACAAACTCCACGTATTTCATACCATTCACTCCTTTCAATTAAGAATTTTAAACGTTTCACGCAAACAAACAGGCGTTGGAACGGTGGAGTCTTTGTGGGACATAAATACGTCACCGTTGGGAGAAGTTATAACACCGAATTTCCTACCTGCTGGCCTGATTGCTTTTAAAAGTGTACCGGTTAAAGCATTAAGCTTTTCTAATCTATCATCTCTAACGTACCCAGTAACAGCCGATGTCGAGTATAAAAACTTCCCATCCTTAGAAACAGCTATGGATGATGTTTCCACGCTCGACAGGTAGGTCCAACGGATACTGCCACTTAGGTTAAGTGAAACGATTTTGTAACCTGAATCGTAGCCACTGGAATACACATTGCCTTCCGCATCGACATCCAACCCCTTTCCAAGAGGAACTAATCTTTTGTAGTACTCCGTTGCATTTGACGTGTTTATGCGGTGAATGTATCCTGTTTGGGCAGCAACATACAATGAGCCGTTTGCATGAGCAATCAGCGAAGGAACAGAGAAAGAATACCCTAGTTGGTATGTCCATTCGACAGTTTTACTCGATAAGTTTGTTTTCCTAATTTCTGCTGTTGAAGCCGACCGTTTACACTCTGCAATATACAGGACATCTGCCACTGACTGATCAACGGCAAAATTCCAGTAATCGCTCTCTGTTTGACCGACTTGAAAATCTTTTCCAATTTCAATGGCACCAGTTGATTTATTGACTTTGAAAAAACCAACATAATAGTTGAAATCTTTCTTTTGAAACGCTAACTGAATCCATGGAGTATCGTCTTTGCCCATTACCACTCGCATAATACTAGGGTGATTTAGTGCCTCTGTTGGGTATATTCTCGCCCTCCAAATTTCATTGAGTTGAGAGTCGTATTTAATAAGGTTATTGCCGCTGGAAGATACGTCAGAGATATAAAGATTCCCCAACGAGTCTACCGCCCTTACCCATGATGCCTCTTCCCCGAAAGTAAATAGAACATGCGGCACGTTCAGATTCGAAACCCCAATAGTCCCGCCAATCTTGTACTTGCCCAAGCCTATGCCATGATCACGTAGTACATCACCAAAATTATTCATCGGAGCACCTCGTTTACAGGGTTTCGCTGGGCATCGTAGGTGATGTCCCACACTTCTGTCCGTCTGACAGTCGTTCCATTAGTCCCATAAAAGGTTCGTGTATCGACCGTGTAGTTGTCACCTACTTTGCTAGATAGAACAGACTTCATAAATAAAGTACCGTCTTTTCGTTTGTATTCTACACTCGTGTACACCTGTGAAACCGCATCAAATCCGCTACGGTATTTCCTAAAAGACTGATTGCTATCTTTATCCTCTGAGGACATAAAGCCATCAGCTGTTGCTGTCGCCCGTGCATGAGCACTGCCACCTGCTCCCACATGATTAAAAGGAGCATACAAGGTATCAGCAGTTCCTTTTTTGATTGCATCCTTTTGTATGCTATCTAGCTTGATCTTGTCTGACACACTCATAAATCCGGGCAACGATGTCGTAGTATTATTATGGGTGTGATCCGCTTTAGCAGCCCCTACCTGTTCTGCCGTTACCTTATGCGGATTGTCTTGCCTGTTTGCGTGGACGTTCACTTTGTCCTGAGCGCCTTCTGGCGTTTCCCAGATCAGAGAAGTATCCAAGACAGCACTAACATTTGGCGCATTGCCAATAATCATGACAACATCGAATGTTTTTTCGATGAGTTCACTTCCGCCATTTGCTGGGATGAACTCTGCAGTAGGTCCGCCATTTGCGTAACCGTACAAGATTTCTCCTTCAGTTGGATCCTGAGCAAATAGCCCGATTTCGCGGAAATAAAACCCCGTGGTTAAATCTTTGTTACTGATGACTGTTCCAGCGACTGCTTTTCCGCCTGGCATTGTCTTCAGTTTTGCGATTCCAAGCGACTGTTTTTGATTAATTAAAGCATTAAGGTCAACAATACTTTGACCGCTCAGTTGGCCATCCCCCATGCCGAAACGGGTAAATTTTAATTCCACGCCTGTCTGAGCTTTTGCCTGTAAATTTCGTCCTTTGTTCGTTAAGGTGATACCACCAAAAGCCCCCATCTAATTCACCTGCCACAATGTAATCTTATCGCCCGTGTGAATGATTCCTGCAAAATACAGATTAAGATCTTCTACTTGCGATATCTCGATTTTTTCAAGCCATGAGCGAGTGTTCTTTACGGAATTGAGCGCCCGCGTAAACATGAGTGCTTGTTCCGTCGTTACATCTCGATTGTTGGTGATCACTTTGAAATAATAAGGCTGGCCACCGTACTCAAACCATTCCTCTACCCGACCATCGCCAAAAACTGTGGTAATCAGCTCCTCCACAGCTGCAGGAGTTCCTTTTGTCCGATGCCACGGTATACTGTTTTTCACTAATAGGCGGCGCACTTCCAGGGGCAATTCCGGATCGTAGAAGTCAACGTGTAATTCCCACGCCAGATGGTCCACCAGTTCGGAGGAAAGGTGATCGATATTCCGTAGCAGCATGCATAGCTTCGCCTCTCTAAATAGGGATTGCAGCTCAGGAGTGAATGCCTTGGCCATCGCGACCATATCCTTGTCGTTCTTGAGACTGTCAGGCAGGATGTCGAGTAGGGAGATATTGTAGATATCAATCATCTTCCAGCCCTCCATAGGTTACTGAGACCACATTTTCTTTTGCGACTTGGTAGGGTTCAAGTTTTTGATAGGCAGGCAGTGTTACTATGACCCGTTTTGCACCTGCATTCTTTATTCGGGCAATCAATTCAGAAGAATCGATGTCTCTGCCAAGCTTCGATTTTTGCCATAGCTTGTAAGCCTCGATAGCTTGCTGTACGTCTGTTTGGATGCTCGTAGCTATTGTACTTTTATCAATGGCGATCCAATAAGTCACCTTTAGGTCGTAATGCACGATTTCCGGCGCGATTACTTGGACCTGATCGGTTAATGGCCGGACTTTCCGGTCATTGCATTTCTCCTGAACCATATCCAAAATCTCTTGTCCCGGAATATTTCCCCCTTTCAACAAGGGACGGATCTCCACGACTCCAGGAGACGGGCTTCTCACCGATACATCCACAATCAACGAGCTTGCCGTTCGCGCCCAATAAATATAGGCTCCATCCGGTCCAGCAACTGAAAACTTTTCAGGAGCCTGACGGATACGATCTGCATAGGGATCATCTTCCTCCCAATCTGCGCCGCCTTCACTTTTCGTGAGGTTTTCCACCTTTGCCACCCAACGGAGTGGGTCAACCAATTGATTCAACTCGCCAGGCACATATCCATTGCCAGAATCCCCAGCCTCTGTACACCAGACCTCTACATCCACAAATAACTGGCCAATCTGGACTGGCATGTCTTGCTGAACAGCAAAAAAGACGCCGTCACCAGCTGTAACTCGCGTCCCCTTCGGTATTGTTTGAGGTTGTGCAACAGAAAGATGGAACCGCTGAGTAGTCTTCGCGAATGAAGGTTCCAGACGTGGTGTATCGCTGGGAACACCAAGGTGATCGAGATTATCACTGATCGCATAGGCTAACAAGGTTTGCTTGGCTGCAAAGTCAATATTGCTTCTTTGCTGCGCCAAAAGAGCAATGATCACCTGCATAAATTTCCGCCGTGGATCAGCAGGTACAAGCTTGATTTTGGTTTCCGATTCAAAAATAGCTACCGCTTCATTCTCAATTTTCTCTGGAGATTTCTCTACAATGGTGATATCGGGCATATTAAATCGTGCCATCGCGAATCCTCACTTTCACTCGCGGTTTCAACAGTCCTTCGAGACCATCTCCCTCAAACTTAACACTGACCACTTCCGCACGCGGTTCGTTGGTGTGGATAGCCTCAGTGATCCTTGCTGCTGTTCGAGCTTGTGCAATTGGTAACGGGGAATCGACATCAGGACTCCAAGCAAAGCCGCGATCCATTGGGCAAGAGTAGGCTGGTGAGGCCATAATCATACGGATATTCTGTATAATCGCATGTGGTCCGTCCGCTCCAAAATCAATTGGGTTTTGATCTGTTGTCACTTCGTATTCTGTCATCCTGCTCACCTACTCTCTGGTATTGGTAGTACTTTCCATCCCCTGTCGAAATTGTTCGTTCTCGAACCGTACCAGTTCAACCGGAATGTTGCATGAGTAAGAAAATATTAAAGGCCGAGGTTGTAATAACCCCGACCACGTTTTTTACTTATTGGATGAATCAGCTGGAATAATATTCCCTAGTGATTCTACTGAACCACCATATTGACCTTTAGGGATTTCGGCATTCTCTTTAAGTTTTTCAATAATTGTAGAAGCTGAATATTCTTCATGTGGACTCAAATCAAAAATAGATGCTGTGAAATTGCTTAAATAAATGGATTCAGTGTTTTCATCTACAATTAAGAAAGCCCCTCCACCTCGTGCTTCAAAGTAGTATATCTCACTAGTGCGGTCAAGTTCTATAGAATTATATAACTTATACATTTCTTCTCCATATTCTGGCGCACCCATTGTGAGAGGTTCTGTTTCATTTGCAATAATAATTCCTTCAGCTTGTTTGCCATTCATCATAAAAGATAATTTTTCTTTATTATCTACTAGTAAATCTTTAAGGTTTTCTCCATCGTAATCCAAAATTTCCTGAGCAGGTAATAAATTAAATTTCGGTACTGAAAAATTGGAAACAGTTAATTCATCGAGAGAACTGCTTTTTAAGGCACTAGATTTATTCATACTATTCTTATTTTGCATTATTCTTTTATAATCATTCAAAGCTTTATTAGTACCAGTTTCAGAGGCAAAGCTATTTCCAACTATCCCAAAACTCAACGCTAAAAGTCCTGCTATAATTATACCTTTTGTTGGTTTCATATTATGTCTCTCCTTATAGATATTATATGTCCCTTACTTAGAAAAATTATAAATCGATTCAAACCATTCTTGACTGGAGTTATCCTTAAAAGATGAATACGATTTGACTACATGTGAACCCTTTGCTGGATCCATGTACTCAATATATTTTGATCTTCCATCCTCCTCATATCCATCAATAACGACCATATGACCTCCTCCATCTTTATATTGAATACCAGCTAAAACAGGGTCATCAGCATTCAGCTCACTTTTTAATTCGCTAAATGATAAACTGCCAGTTGCTGATGAATCTAGTCCATATTCTCTTAATCCTTCTTGCACCTCATCAACAGTAGCAGTCCTATTCACTACCTTTCCTTTAACAACCTTTACAATCCCATCTTGTATAGAAAATATATTGTAATAATCTAAGACAGATTGAGATGTTGCAGCCCAACACCAGTTTGTCTGACTTTGTTTAACATTCTTAACACCTAAAGATACGAAATTACTTGATGCACTAACAGGTGATACTACTGCCATGATTGCTAGTGGGACTGCAAGTAAAGATAAAATATGTTTTCTCATGGTTATCCTCCTACATATATGAAGTATCCGATGTGATTATTCATAATACAACAAATAATCACATTAAATTTATACCATAATTTAACTGGTAATTAAAACACTTTTTCCTATATTTTGGTTAATTTATCCTGAAAATAGTTGAATTTATATATTTTTGAACAAATTCTCCTTACTTTGTAAATTTGAGTTTTCTAGCTGTCCCCCTTGTAAGTGTCAAACTCAATGAGCCGTATTAACCCTTCTTATTTATTGCAACAATTTTGAGGTATTCTCCAATTTCAAGCAGGTCATCTAACGGCTTATCATTGATCAGGTCATACAATTTCAAAGCTACCTGACAATTATCTAAGCCTACTAGCTCTAACATTGTGACAGACGCCGTTTGTTTTGCGGTTTCTTTTTGCTCGTTCATCCCAATCACCTCCTCATGTACTCTTCCATGGTCACGTCAACCTCACCGATAAGGACACGACCTGCTCCATCAAACTGCTTCCACCCTTGCTTGACAGAAGTAATAACCCATTTATGCATGCCGATGGCCGTTCCACCAATGATGAGTGTTTCAGCCCGGCCCTCACGGCAAAGTGCAAGCAATCTATCCATCTCCGTCTTTGGATTCAGACCGAAACGAACATCAAATCGCATTTTAAAGCTGACTGTATCCAGCGCAGGCCCCGCAAACTCAGAGATCGGCTTACGACCAATAATTTCATGGGCTGTCCAGCGCCCCGAAGCAGAACGAGAGAATTCGTCAAAGGTTCGAATCCGGTCGGCAGAAACTTCAAAAATCAAGTCTCCAAAACTTCCGATGACCGCCATTCTGGTTCACCTCGCTGTGTCGTTTCGTTATAGGTCACCTTCGCGTTGTTTATGACAATATGACCGCCTTCAGGGTGCAGGAAATCGATCGTGAGGGTATGCGTTTCGCGGTCGTAGTCAATAAACGTACCGTCTCCAAACCGTATATGTCGCTTGTTTTCGTTCTTGATAGGGAGCTTATCTTCCAGTGAATATAGAGATCCCAAAATAAAGCCCTGAGCATTACCAATCGGGAGGAACAAGCAAAGCACTTGCTCCTCTGGATCAGGGAGCCAATAGTCTTTATTATGAAAAGAATTCTTCACGAGGACATCCAGGTCATAGGAGGTTAACTCATCCCGGTCGTCAAAAGTTACTTTTGCCGTACCCTTGCGATAGTCTACAGAGGAGACGATACCGACCCTGATGAGGTTTTTCAAAACAGATTGAACCATCCCTTGCATCAATATCCCTCCAAACATCTGCGCAACTGCAGCGAGGTATCATATCCGCTCTGTTGACTGTGTGTGGCTTGTGTGACAATGTACTTTCCGTCAAATAACCCGAAGTCATTCAAATCAAGGGTGATACCTGCAACATATAATGGATCTCCCACCACAGAAAGAGAGACTTTAACAGCGTTCTTGTTGGCTTCGCGTAGCTTTTTTTTCGCTAAGCGCATAGCTTCAGCGATGGATTCAACTTTCTGATTGATGAATAGCTCACGGCCGGTTTTAGGGGCATTCGGTGGCGTAAACACTGCCTTGATCTTCTTCTTTTTCTTTGGATCATGAAACTCAACTCGGCACGAGCGATACATACCGGTTGATGTCGTACTACCTTTGAAGCTTTTGATCGCTGCGTTCTTATTAATTGTGGTGATCGATGTCTGACGCTCGTATTTCGCTTCATCCAAGATGACCAAGTGCGTACCTGTGACCTTTACGCATAGCCCTGCATCATTACACAACCGAACAATAAAAGAAAGGTCTGTCTCTTCTGTTTGCTCGATCCTATCGTATTCAGGATTCTCGTCCACATCAAAAAGCAGCTTCAAACTTGCTTTCTTTGCCTTGTCTCCCGCGATGACGGAGAGTTTTGTTTTCTCCCACGCCTGGCTTTTTGCTTGTCCGCGCAAGGAAGAGGATTCCGGTACGGAAATCCCCTTTATCGTGACCTCGCTCGGTGGGAAGTTAAAATCGACCGTATCGATTTCAAATTGCCCCAAAGGGAGTTTATCGGACTTCCCTTCCGATTCAAAATTCTCGCGAATAATCGCACCTTTCAGGACTGCACCAGTACTTGGCATCCAAGAGCCGATCCATTTATGTGCCGTATCCACCAGCGTGATTTGAATATCATCTGCTTGCCCGCTGAGATTATCCGTATAAGTCCAACTCTTCAAATCCGGCTGCAGGTCTGCGGAGATATCCATGTTTTCATATTTGAGTTCCAAGTGTGTCCGGCGCGTATTGCTCATCAGTCTCCTCCTCTCTTCCACGGTGGTAGCGTCTCCGGTTCAGGTTCAGCTATTTCAGGGATGGCCAAGGTTATGCCACCAGAAAAAATGACCGTCTCGCGATGTTTGGGTTTGGCATCGATCAAGGCGGTCATGTGGTACTCACTGCCAAGCGTTTTGTAGGCGATTGTGTCCCACATATCGCCTTGAATGGTGTTGTATGTTTTCGTCACGCAAATACCACCCTCCCCATCTGGCGCTTGTATTCGTTGAACTCCCGTTCAAAGTCGCTCCGTGTTGCGTTTTCCATCTGCTTAACCGACGATTGGTCAGCGTTCCCATAAAAGTTATAGGTCGGAGAAAAAATAAAGTCGCCAACCGACGTCGATCCAGCAGCAGCTGTCGTCCCACCCACGCCCAACATTCGACTTGCGGTTGTCAAAAGATCAAGTGAGCGCTGTGAGTTATTAATCGGGATAATTACCTCACTGTCTCCGCCTTCGCCGATCCAAGCGAGTTCTGGTCGGCTGACAATGCCACCATTCGCGTATCCACCAATTTTAGGTATTTCCCCAATACTGAAACTAAAAGTTTGACCACCCATCCCAGGGACCCACTCAGGAACATCCATTTTGATCGAGTTAATACCCCTGATCGCTGCGTTGATCATATCGATTCCTGCGTTGATTGGTGCAGCAAGTGCAGCTCCTAATGTCTCAAAAATGCCAGTAAAGACTGTTTTTACACCCTGCCAGGCGACACCCCAGTTGCCTGTACAAAAATTTTGCATCAAAAGAACTTGGACCAAAAACGCGAGACATTTATATGGGCTACCTTAAAAGACGCATTCTTCCTGTTTTTGGGCATATGCGGTTAGATCAAATAAAACCGTTTCATATTGTGAGGTTCATTTCTGAATTGGGTGATTCGGGTAGCCGGCAAGATGGGCAGGAAGGATGTTTAGCGCCAGGAACAATTAGATATATTCCGTGTTATCAAAAATATTTTACAGCGGGCTGAGGAATGGAAAGTCATAAAAAAGAATCCAGCTTCTGATATTAGAAAGCCCAAAGAATCGTATAAAGATGTTGAGGTATACGATGAAAAAGATGTTGCTGTTCTCTTTGAAGCTCTGGAAAAGGAGCCTATACATTGGCGACTGTTGTTTACCTTCGCGATCACAACTGGCCTGCGCCGGGGAGAGATTATAGGCTTGGAATGGAAACATATCGACCTTGAAAACGGAACAATCGAAGTAAAACAGAGCATAACTATGCGGATCAACGGCGAAACAATCATCAATGAACCAAAAACAAAAAAATCAAAGCGGAAGATTAGCCTTCCTGATGCTTTGACTGATCAGTTAAAAGAATATTACCTTCATGCTCGTAAGATGCGATTACAGATGGGTGACAAGTGGAATGGTGGAAATCACTTTTTTGTATTTTGCAACCCTGACGGAAAACCATTTCATCCATCAACCCCATATTTACACTTTAGACGTTTTTTAAAAAACAATGGACTTCGATACATACGCTTCCATGCACTTCGCCACACGTCAGCATCCCTGTTAATCAGCCAAGGCGTTCACGCAAAGATAATCTCTGAACGTCTAGGACATGCCAGCATAACCACTACTATGAATATTTATGGACATGCTCTCCAAACCGCAGACAAAGAAGCAGCAAATAAATTTAACAATATCATCCCAATGAAGAATAAGAATGCATGAGGAGCAGCCACACAGCAGCTCCTTTTTTTCGTCAACAATCCGTCAACAACTCATATTTCACGCACTAAAAAACCCTTATGTATCAAGGGTTGAAGCTTGTTAGTATGTATCCGGAAAAAGTGGATAATCGGTAGAGCCAACAGGTTAATCGAGTAGGAGGGAGTG